CGCAGATCTTTGATCAGTATGCGTCGATACCATCCATTCCATTCTGCCTTGGTGGCAGATGCCATCATCTTAGCAACAGTGTCACGGGCAAGGTTGCCGGTGAGTTCACGATTAACGAAACCAGTAATAATGAGACTAAAACTATCCCAATCCAAGCCATCACCATCTTCATCTTTTTTCTCCGGTATTTGTTTAAGTCCAAATGTAATCATAGGGTCTAATGCAAGTCGGCAACCCGCAAAGAATTCGTTATTGCCTTCCTGGGCAATAACTTCAATAATGGCTTCTTTGTTTAAACGACTTGGATGGCACTCCAAGTCCCAAATGTGGCTAGCGCAACGACTCATTTCAACTCCGTTAATTAACTGTTAATGTATGTATTATACAGTGTAGTTATCAGTATGTCAAGTGTGTTGATGTCTTAAATGGCTTACCTACTTCAGCATATTCCAATTGTTTCATAATTTTGTGTTTCATTTGGCAAACTTTTGGATGAGCATGATCGTACTCAAATGCTTTCATAAAGCGGCCCCAACCATTTGGTCTAGCACGTTTTGGAACACGACTGTCCAAATACGTGCTGATAGCTGTGGTGTCAAAACCAAATTTATCAATCAGTTCCTGTGCTAGATTAAAAGAATGGGCTCCCATTTCGTCTCGGTGTCCATAGTACTCTTGCTCTCTGCGATCCTTGGCATAGTATGCAGTGCTTTCGTATCCAGGAATATCTTTGAAATTTCTAGCACGATATTGACGAGTATGAATGATTTCGTGAAGCACAGTGTCTGCAAAAACTGTGCAAATTCGACCCCATCTGTACTCACTGGTTTTCATAGTTTGTGCATCGGGCGGACAGGCCAGTTGTATTTCAATAAATCTTTTATTTCCAGCGTTATCCAAATAGCTGTGGTAAGCGCCACCAATCCAGATTTCACCTTTGCGTACAGGTGCAAATCGACTGGTTGTTACCTTTACGGGTAACAGTGTTTTGATGTGCTTGCTCACAAGGCTGGTGAACTGACCAATGGTGAGGCGTTTATCCACAATCTCGGGTTTGAGATTGTGGAGCATTGAATACAGCATATCTCGATCCAACAAAGACCAGTTAAACGCCTTACGGGCCATGGCACACTCCTATACATACGTATTTATAGTGTACTAGGGCTTTCAGTTATATGCGCATTTTATGGGCGTTTTTCAATGACCTTATCAGCCAATCCGTAAGCAACCGCTTCTGCGGCACTCAAAAACGTATCAAATTTCATAGCTTCGTACAGCTGAGCATATGTTTTTCCAGCTGTATTATGCTTAACATACAATTCAGTTAGGCGTTCGTTGATACGCTTGGATTCTTCAAAACTGCGTTTTGCGTCTTCAAACTCCAGTTCCTGTACATGCACTGTGCCACGTGTGCCCGGAGTACCAGAACTAACACGGTGGATCATGGTGCGTGATTCAGGCAACACAAACCGCTTGCCAGCCGCACCCGCTTGTGACAAGAAACTGCCCATGCTGCATGCTTGACCCATGACATAGGTTGCTACATCTGGTCGAATAAACTGCATGGTATCGTAGATAGCTAGTCCTGCTGTAACACTACCACCTGGGCTATTGATAAACAAATTGATGTCTTCATTTCCTTGACTTTCCAAAAACAGCAACTGGGCAACCAACAAACTTGACGTGTGTTCGTTAACATCAGTGTCCAACATGATCACACGGTCTTTGAGCAAACGACTATAAATGTCATAAGCTCGTTCACCCTTGGGCTCACTTTCAATAACCATTGGTACCAAATTGGGCATCTTTATCCTTTAATGTTTGATGTGTCGTATGTCTGGACAAAGATGTCTTTCTTTACTACGCCGTAGTCTCCAGCACCGTGACGTACAATATAGTCTTCGCCGGCGTTATACGCTAATGATTGTCCATTATACTGTAATACAACTGAACCGTCGTGGTCTGCCAGCTTGGCATGTTTATGAATCTTTTTGGGAGAGCATTCTCCGTCGCCCAAATCGTCTTTGTATTCTTTGAACTTTTCAGGAGTAATAGGATACTGTTCACCCTTGGGCCCAGTCATGATATAATGACCTGGCTCGTATCGAACCGGACCCTCCAGTGTGTCAACTGTGCCTGAATCTCGAGCAATCTTGTATTTTTCGATGGCTGGCTTTTTGAAAGTTTCAAAACTTCCGTTCAAGAACCAATCGTCAGTGATGCCTTCCATTGATTCTACAATATTAATAAACTCTTTGATCATTGCTTGTCCAGCTCTTTGAATGCTTCAGATGAACGTGTGTTTTCGTTTTGTTCACGAACATTTCGTTCCTTGGCTCGACGCAGCACGTTTGCATCACCGGTGGGCAGTGCCACCAGCACAAATGCTGTGTACTTGTTGCCTGAACGAACCACAACTGGATTCTCGTCTACGTTCTTGGCACCGTATGTTTCAACCCCAGTCACATCCACAGCATTACAACTGGTCTTGGTGGCCTTTTCAATTCTGCTGGACTGTGTTGAGCCAGTTTCAAATTGCTTGGTGTTTGAACTCACTGTGCCGCCTGCACTGTAACAGATCTCTGTCAAGGCATTAGTACGAGCCAAATGCACAGCCATGTTGTAGCTTTCAGAAGTACCTTCTGCAGCTGCAAAAACAGCACTGTCACTGGTGGGCAATTTGCCCATGAAACTTGGCCGGCGCTTCAATGCCTGGTCAATGGATTTTTCTTTATACTCGCGTTCGTTTTCCACACGCTTTTGATAAACATCAGTTGTGCCGCATGCTGTCAAAAGAGCAACAATGGGTAAAAGTGTTAGAATTTTTTTCATCTCAGTTTCCTACTTTCTTAATATATTGACCTGCTTTGTTTAAATCCTGTCCCGCACCTTCTACAGCACCACCAATAGTGCCGCATGCGGTTAGGGTCATAACTACCAAACTCAAAATTATCATTTTCATTTTGCCATCTCCTGACTGTGTGTTTTAACTGTGTCTATGCCGTTGTCCAACATTTTAGCAATACCGGAAAATCCAACAGTTGCCAAAACTAGTCCAAAGACAGTGCCTAAAATAAATGCCTTCATAAAGTTGCCTTTCTATGTGTGTTAAACATGTTAGTATTATAGCGCATCAACTGTCCAGTGTCAACGACGAATTTCACCAATTAACTGGTATGATACTTGCAATTAATATTGGATTCACTTTTGAAAGTTCCACCAATATCCAAAAGAAGATTCTTCCTAGCACGTTCTCTTGCATAGTAGCAAAGACTGTCTTGCTGTTCTAGCCCAACTTCAGATTCTGTCAATTTGTAAGTTTTACCATCAATATCAATTTCAAATTCCACAGTACACAAGTTCCTAGGGCCGTCCTTGCCTTTGACTTTGATTAGATTTTTAATTGGACTCACAGTGTGTTCAGTAACCAAATTGCTTGTGGTATTCACTTTGCAGCCATCCGGACCTTCGGGTATTGCCGCAACTTCCACAGGCACTTCTTTGATTTGAACAATCACTTGAGGAGGTGCTTGATCGCATGCTGAAACCATCAAGGCCAAACATATAATTGAATACCGCATATCAACTTTCTATCAAGTTACAATAGTGTTAGTATACTTGAATTATTTGTATTTGTCATCCAGTGTGACACTCGAAAGAGCAGCAATGGTTTGGAACTTTTCCCAAGCCAATTTGGCAGTGGGATTGGCCTCCAATTCACTATTGGGCAACACTGCTTCCAACCAAATTTCCGGACGTCGTTGAGGACGAGCACCAAATTTACGAGGTTGATGCATCTTGCCATCTTCGTACAGCATACAGCTCACACTGCGGAATTTGTCTTCATCGTCTTTGCTGTGGAAATCATAATTGCCCCATTCGGGATTACTCAGTCCTCCTAGGCAGTAACCCGTCCAAATTCCTGTCCACTGCACATCATCCCGTGGATCAAAATCTGTACGAGTGATCAATACCAACACATCATCCATGCTCACACGGCCTTCCACAATGTCCAATACACAACGGCTGTAGCTTAGTCCAATTTTCATTTGTTATCCTTTATGACCATGAGCCGGCTCTTTTCGAACCAGCTAACATTGTATTAAAATCCACCATGCAAAGATTTTCCTTTGCAAAATTCAAATCGTTATAATTATCTAAAGTGATAATTTCTTTATGGAATCCTACATTGATCAAATCTAGTTGTTTGTCTTTTTCAATTGATTCAATTACTGCTTTTGCTAGAATTTCATGATTGATTTTACAGAGGTGATTGAATCTACATTCCATTCCCTTCCATAGGTCTCTCATGACTTCTGTAACATTAAATGTTTTTTTCAATTCAAGTGCTTGCGCATCTTCTGTTAAACAGCCATGTGCTATGTTAAGATGTGGCCACTCTTGTGCGTTTATACTGTTGATAAATGCTGGTATAATTATGGGTTTACGCAGGTCCAGCTCTAAACAACGATAACTTATTTCACCCAATCGATGGCGTTGAAGACGAAGGGCTTGCGCATCTCGCCAGATTTTACTTGCAAAATTTTGACCAGCATCCCATATACTCCTGTCGGGTACAAATTTTCGCCATGCTTCATATCTATAATTAGAAAGATTACTAAGGTACGGCGCATTTTCAAAATACCAAAATCTGTGTTCACTGGTGAGCACAAAAACCAGTTGGTCGTGTTTGGTGAGATTTCCAGATTTGATCTGTTTATCAAACATGTCCATTTGCCAATCTTGGCAACAGCCCTCTATGCTGTTATTCAAAACAGAGTCAACTTGAAAATAGTTTCCTACCTGTACTGGCCAGAGATCAAATTGGCTAGTGGGATGTGGGAAAGCAAAGCTGTCGCCAATAACGATTAAATTACGCATGGTCATTTATGAAATTACTGTTTCAGGTTTATGAGTTTTAAAAACATTTTGTCCGCAACGCCTAACAGCGTCTGCCAGCACCTGCGGCGATTCTTCTGCAATTTCTTCCAATTCAGTTTGAGTCATTTCACTTTCGAATGCCCATATCTCAGGAAACCTCTGTGGGTTGGCCCGTGCTCTTAACACCGCATGTCTAGGTATAGGTAAGTCAATCTTCTCGTTACCTTTTAGCACAGCCCAGAACTTTTTCTTGTCATATTCAGTTACATTAAAGATCCATTCAAAACCCACTGTATCAAAATAACACATGTATGCATTCATGTTAGCCTCTTGATGCTGTTTGGGTGCGAGTAATAGTGGGACCGCTGCTTTCAAAGTCCATGCCAGCACCACGTCCTTCGTAACACCGGCCATTCCATTTCATGCTGATTTTAACGGCCTTGTTCACAATTACATTGAGCAGGACCTTGTCTTCAAAGTCCTGCACAACAGCTTCAGTCATCTTGACAGATTTTGCCATTTTGATTTGACACGTATCACTGTGCCTCAGTACTGTTGCCACTTGCAGCCTCCAATTCTAAAACACGATTGCGCAATCGATTGACTTCTTGTTCCAAACTAGCAATGTGGTCAGCAATCTGTTGCATGAACACACTGGTGTTTATGCCAGTTGTACGCAACAGTTCTGGTATGCTGATCGGTGTTGAGTCTGCATCTGTCATTTAAATCTCCAATAAAATGTCGGGGTTCCAACCACTTTGTTCACTGTAGCTGTCGTTTTCGTAACCACGTGGGTTACACACAACTCTTGTTTCACCAATCACATAATCAAACGGCTGATGCATATGACCATGTGTCCACAACACAATCTGCGGGTGATCCATAATGAACTCACTTAGGTCGCTGGCATATCCACCGTTCATAAGTGTTTGGCTAGCATATTGTTCACTCACACTTTTGAAACTAGGAGCATGATGGCCAACCACCACGCACTTTTTGTCCTTGTGTTCTTGCACGATCAGTTTGATGTAACCCAGTGTCTTGTCATGCCTGATAGCAACATCCAGCGCACTCATGGCTGCATACTCACGCTGGTCATTACGAACAATACGGAAGTCGTTCATCATGTCTTTCATGGCATGCATGGTGAGTGGATCACGACGATTCATATCAGTCCACAGTGTACCACCCACAAACACAACATCGTTGATGATCTTCATGTCTTGCTCCAACATGTACACGTTGGGGTACTTGGCGCACTCGTCACGCATGTAGTCAACAGCTGCATAAAACTTGCCATGATAGAATTCGTGATTGCCCATGATGTAGATCACATGGGGAAACTGAAAACTGCAACGCTTGAAGAAGTCACGGAACCGTTGTGCTTTTTCCTGTCTGCTACTAAGCATTTCAAGCATGGCTGCAGTTCTGACATTTTGCTCTGGAAAGTCGTGCAGATCTTGAGCAATACAAATATCGCCGCCCAGAATCAGTACATCGTAGTTCTGATCATTCTTAATGTTAATGTCACTGAACTCCAAGTGGAGGTCACTGACTAATTTGATTTTCATTTAAATCTCGTCGTAGTTTTCTTTAATAAATTTCTTTGCATCTGCTTTGGTAAGATTGCCTGATTTGTATTCATCAATAGCATGTTGCAACGCTTCTTCTACCAATTGGTTAAAAGTCATATCGCGTTCGTGCGCCAACTTCATGTATTGTAACAGAACTTCATCAGGAATGTCAATAGGAATTGACACTCGTGTATCATAATCTTCACCTTCTCGAATGGCCAAACACTTTTGGATAAAGTCATCGTCCACATCCAAATCCACATAGTCAACATCGTCCCATGCTTCGTCTTTGCTCACATCTCGACGTTTGGCTTCCTTACGATTCTTCTTGCGGAAGTCCGGGTTAATCATACGGTATGCACGATTATGCACATAGTCATGTGCCTGCACT